TGTAAATTGGTCAGCCGTTCAACTTACAGAAAATGTAAATTGGTAAGCCATCCAACTTACAGTAAATTACAGGCAGAAACTGTAAATTGGTCAGCCATTCAACTTACAGAAAATGTAAATTGGTCAGTCATTCAACTTACAGTAAATGGATTACATTTAATAGTAAAATGTAAATAAATGTTTTAACAAATTGTTCATAGATTGTTTACAGTTTATTCATCACTTTTAAGGGTGAGGGGTGTATAATAAAGATGCTGGAGGAAGAATATCAGCAAGCAGAATTGAATAGAATGTGAGGGAATTGAAATGAAATTTGTCAATCTTGAAACAGGGAAAGCAAGTAAATTCGTAAAGTCTAATGAGGGATTTAAGGTAGTTTATCCTCACGGTGTGGGTGTCGAAACTTTTACAACCATTCGCGCAATTCAAACAACTCTTGACAACCTTTATACGGTGTGGTCTGATTATGTGGTATTTCTTTCCAATTATGTAATGTTTATAAGTCTTGAAACTGATGAAAAATATGTTATCGCGCGGGATTAAATCCCGCTGGCTAATGTGGCCGTTGTCCGTTGCAAGCCGGAATGAGAAACACAGAGCAGCCGTACAAAACAGAATACATTTGAACAGAAAAGGAGAAAAAATCATGAACAACAACGAAAACATTATCACCGCCAACAGTAACTACATTACCCGCACTTTCGCAAATACCCTTGTGAAATTCACCCGCACTACCGTGAGAGCCGTAAACGGCAAACCCGAACTCTTTACAGAGGAGATTGCTACCCAATTTAAGGGTAAAATGACGGTAGAACAGGCTCAAGAAAAGCTGAACAAAGCAAACTCTAACACCGTTATTATCGTGAGCGAAGCCGATTATATCGAAGAGGTTCGGGGCATGTTGGTTGAAGATTTTCTCAAGTATAGCGTCCCTGTTCAGCGTCCTGCAAGTCAGAGGGATGAGGGCTAACGCCCTCTCCCTGATTTAAGTATAAATTTAAGGAGTGTTATAATGGTTAAAATCACTTATCGTATGAGACAAATGTTAGATAGATATAGCTGTAGAGATAGCTATGACACAATAACAGTACCCCACCTACCCCAGCTAACGCCCGGTACCTCTCTTTATTACATTAAAACAGATAGATTTAATTATCTTGTTTTAGGCAAAGAAGATATTATTAAAATGGAGGAAATTTAACATGAAAATCAAAAAGAGTTATATTGAGAAAGCCCACGCCGACGGTTTATACGCAGATAGAACAGACGGAACCGTCTACCCCGCTATCCCTCGTGAGGAATTTTTCCGTAAAGTAGAAACCCTCACACCTGTTAGAATGGATAGGCTGAACCATTGTCAAGCGCATATTGTATATTGCGCCCACTCTGATGTGTTTAACACTAACCCCATTCTCCTTAAAAGCTACCTCACCTATGTAGCTATGTATCTACCCTCTACGGATAGACTGTTCGTATTTGACTATTATAGCCCCACCACCTGCCAGCATATCAGTAAATTCAAAAACGAACTTCGCCGTAACTATCTGAAAGCCCTCCAGTTTAACTGTTATCGTAGAGTTAGAGGTAAGAACGGCAGCCGTATTGAATACGAACCCTTTATCCCATTCACTTAAAGAGAGGAGAATATAAATGGAACTTGAAATCTTCATCGTATCATATATGGCAGCTATCTTAATCATAGGAACCATTATTTCCACCATAAAGGAGCGTAAAAAGAAATGATTAACTATAACTACCTACAATGGTGCATACATAATATAAAGAGGGGAATTTACTCCCCTCTCTCCCCTGAACAAATCCTATCAAAGACCCACCATTTAAGAACTAAAGGTAACTTAACCGTTAAAGAATTTGAGTGGTTAAAGATAGAATGTGAAGCCCTCTTAAGAAAGGAAGTGAATGAATATTGATAATCTCAACAGACCACAAGATGTGTACCATTTGTGATTATAGCTTTAACGATTGCGAACCCGAAGTAGATATAGACGGTATGCAATTCTGTAAATACTGTCACATTGGAACCACCCCATTCGGTTGGCATCAAGTTAGAGAGTGTAACCCATTAAGCTGCATCCGTAAGGATTGCAATCACGCTTAAAGAAAGGAGGTAAACCCATGACCCTTAAATCCAACCAAGGGTTCATCCTTGGCTACAAATTCGGCTTTGTTGGTAAGCTGAACGCTGCCGAAGTTAGAATTTGCACAGACAATTCAGGGTATTTCATTTATGGCGTAGGCTTTAGTGAATTTATCCCTGCAAGAAAACTGAAACGCTACTCATTTATTGAGAGCATTTCGACTGGCCGTAAACTGTACAATGTAGGCGGTAAATGGATTGGTGGTGACAACGATTGACCCTCTTTCATAACACCGTATTCTTAACCCTACTTGTATGCACAGGCTTCGCCACCATCGTACTATTCATTTGGGCTTTAATCATTAAAGTAATAACCCACCTGACGAGCCGTAAACGGCGAAACGGAGAGGATTAAACCTCTCTGTCGTGGGATTAACCAACCTAAATTTTAATTAACAAAGGAGAAAATCAAAATGGCTATGATTACCCGCACTATCGTTAAGTCCACCACCATTACTTTCCGTATCGTTGTTAACGGAGAGGTAAGCGAAGCGAGAACCCTGACTGTTGAGGGCATGGTAGGCAATCCTGCTGCTCTCATCAAGAAGCAGCTTAAACTGAAAAAGATGGATAGCGTTATCATCGATGCTATGGTTGAAGATGCTGCTCTCTATGGCTGCACCGTTGAGGACTTCCTCTCTGTCGCTCATGTAATCGAAAAGTAATAATCATCTAATCTATCATTAACAAAGGAGAATTTAACATGAATAACACCGTACTGTATGACCTGAACAATGCCGAAAGCTATTGCTCCATTAAGGGCGATACTCGTGAAGCCAAGGTTGCTATGTATAATGCAATCAACTCCCCTGACCACAAGCTGTCTGACTTCGTTGGTAAGAAGCTGAACATTAAGGACATTTCCATTGAGCGTGTGGAGAACCCCTCCGATGAAACTGGTGAGATGGTTGCCAACGCAAGAGTAGTCCTCATTGACGAGAACGGTGAGAGCTACACCTGTGTTTCCAGCGGTATCTACTCCGCTATCAAGAAGCTGGTCGCTGTATTTGGTGAGCCTACTTGGGAGCCCGCACTTCCTGTTGAAATTCAGAACCTCTCTACCAAGAAAGGCCGTAAGACCATGACCCTGAAAGCAATCTAACATTATCGGTTAACCAAAGCCCCTGTGCCATCCCACCGCAGGGGCAATTTTTAACTTTAGGAGGTATCAAAATGGATTTCAGAGAGATGTTTAATAGGCATCTTGAAAATATGTATTATAGCAGCAGGGTTTATACAAAACCTGATAAAGATGCTGCTAAAGTTGCAACCAAAACACATGATAAGGAGGATAATAAATGATTAAGAACGGCATCGACATTAGCTATTGCAACAACACATACTCCAAGATAGACTTCGCTCAAGTTAAGAAGCAAGTAGGCTTCTGCATTATTCGAGTGGGCTATCGTGGTTACGGTGATGGTAGCTTGCGTGAGGATAAGTGGTGGAAATATAATGTGAATGGCTGCATTGAGCATAACATTCCGTTTGGCGTTTACTTCTTCACACAGGCTATCACACCTAAAGAAGCAGAGGAAGAAGCATGGTTTGTGCTTGAGAGAGTGCGTGGCCTTAAACTCGATTATCCTATCTATATAGATACAGAGGAAAGTGGCCACAGACAAAACCTCGGCAGAGCTGACCATCTCACTCCGAACATTAGAACGGAATGTATAAAAACATTTTGTAAGACAATCGAACTTGCAGGATATTATGCAGGTATTTATTGTTCGGAGAATTGGATAAACAATATGCTGTATTACTCTGACCTTAAAGTATTTGACTTTTGGATTGCCAACTGGAACAGAAAGCCGAAGCTGGAATGTGGTATGTGGCAGTTAAGCGCAAAAGGAATGTGTGATGGTATTAAAGGGTATGTGGATGTAAACAAAACATTCAAAAACTATCCTGCTATTATGAAGAACAACAACCTTAACGGTTACTCCGCTGAACAGAATGTGTGGCAAGTAACCATTTGGGGATTGAGTGACGATGAATACAAGGAGGTATGCGATTGGCTTAAAGAGAAAGACTTCCCGCATGATGATAAAGTTGTTAAGGAGGAATAATTTATGGCAATCTCCGAAGCCGAAAGAGCCAGACTTCAAAGCAAGATTAAAGAGCGCAACAAAATGGCACGATGGATTAACGAAAATTTAAGACCTACTTCCAAGATAAGAAATATCAATCCTGCTGCAACTGTAAGGAAGCTAATGACACAGGACGATTTAGAAGCCTTGGAACGCTCCATCGATGCTTTTATGGAAGCACCAAGAGAGTTAAGCTATCGAAACAGAGCTTCTTATTCCATGAACGAACAGGCAGAGCTTATGGTTCTTGGTAATGAAAGTGTGCGTAGGGGTAGAGAAAAGCTTGAGGAAGTTAAAGAGTGGATAAATGAAAAGGGAGTAACAATGGGTGGTAATGTGTCTAATGTTGACCCGGTTCAATGGATGGATAAATTCAGCGAGAGGGTATACAGATACAAAGACCCTGAACATTTCCGCAGTCAGTACGATTATGATAAATGGAAAGATAAGATGTACGATAAGGCTCTTAATCTTGATGAAATGAAGCGGATGGAAGAATACAAGAAAACATATCTTGAAACCTTTGAACGAAATGTAGTTAAAGAAATTGACAAAGAGATTAGAGGTTCAGCAAGGCGAAAAGAAGCCGAAGATATTCTGAAAGCCCTTAAACAGCTCTCCCCGGAGGAATTTCAGTACGCTTATTACACTGACCTGTTAGGCGATATTTCTTTCCTTTATCCTGATAAGACAACTGATGCAGAATATGGGGTTGCGATTGGAGTTAAAGATGTGTTTGGTATAGAGTTCTGAAATACACAGCTGACTTTGAAACCACAACAGATAAAGAGGATTGCCGGGTGTGGGCATATGCTCTTTGTGAGATAGGGGGTGACTATGCTACTACGGTTGGGAATTCTATTGATGATATGTTTGATAGAATATCCTCGGCCAACAACACACTGTACTTTCACAACCTCAAGTTTGATGGTGAGTTTATAATATATTGGCTGTTCCGTAATGGTTACACCTTTGTTAAAGACGCTAAAGATTTGGAAGAAAAGACTTTTACCACGCTTATCAGTAACATGAATGTGTTTTACACTATCACTATCTGTCATAAGAAAAGTGGGCGGAACAAAATCTGTACGAAGATTATAGACAGCTTAAAGATTATTCCGTTTAGTGTAGAGGAAATAGCCAAGAGCTTCAAACTGCCTATCTCTAAACTTGAAATTGATTATAAGGCCAGCCGTGAGGTTGGTCACATTTTAACAGAGCAGGAAACTGAATACATTAAGAACGATGTTCGAATAGTCGCCATGGCTCTTAACACAATGTTCGGTGAGGGGTTAACAAAGATTACCCAAGGTTCTAATGCTCTTGCGGACTATAAGAAAATCATGGGTGGGGAATTAAAGTTTAGATATAAGTTCCCTGCCATCAGTGAGGACGATGATGTCATTATCCGTAAGGCATATAGAGGGGGATTTACCTATTGTAACCCAAGGTTCCAAGGAAAGAAGTTAGGGAATGTTTCTGTGTTCGATGTGAACAGCCTTTATCCATCGCAGATGTATAGCAGACCATTACCATATGACACACCTGTTAGGTTTGAGGGGAAGTATGAGAACAATCCTGTTTACCCTCTTTATGTTCAAAGACTTCGGTGTGAGTTTAAGGTTAAGAAAGGTATGCTCCCTACTATTCAGTTAAAGAATACTCTTGGTTTTATTCCAAACGAGTATATCACAGATACGAAAGGCGAAGATGTTATTCTTACCCTTACAAGTGTAGACCTTGAACTGCTGTTCACACACTATGATGTGTATGTATATGAATACCTTGGTGGCTATATGTTCAAATCCAAAACAGGTATGTTCACAGAATATATCGACAAGTGGATTAAGGTAAAGCAGGAAGCAACCATAGAGGGTAACGCCGGTATGCGTACACTTGCTAAACTGATGCTTAACGCTCTATACGGAAAGTTCGGATTAAAGATAAGCTGCCGTTCTAAAATACCATATTATGAGGGCGATAAGGTTATCTACCGTGACGGTGAGCCGGAGAAGCGTGAGCCTGTTTACATACCAATGGCTTGCTTTATTACAGCATGGGCGAGATACACAACCATCACAGCAGCACAAAAGGTATACAACAGGTTCATCTATGGCGACACCGACAGCTTACACTTAATCGGTCACGAGATACCTGATAATCTTGATGTTGACCCCGTTAAACTGGGTGCTTGGGATTATGAAATGCAGGCAGATGAAGCAATATTCATTAGACAGAAAACCTACATGGAGCACCCATGTGGAAAGAGCGCAGAGGAGTTTAAGAAGAAAGACCCGGAGAAATACGCTGAAAGTAATGGTTGGAAAATCACTTGCGCAGGTATGCCGAAAAGCTGTTATAAATATGTGACCCCGGATAACTTTAAGATAGGCTCTTCTTTTGCTGGTAAACTTATGCACGAGCGTGTCCGGGGTGGAGTAGTATTAACAGACAAAGAGTTCACTATTAAGCCAAATTAAAATTTGCCATTTATCGAACTTGATTTTTTATGAAAAGGTTGTATAATAAAATTAGGAGCAGGGGTGGTGTATGAGTACCAGTTCCGGACAGCAACCGGGTGAAACCGGCCGGTGCGGTTGGGTTTGCTACCTTGCTTATACACTCCCTGTTTCCACCTTAAGAAAGGAACGGTTATGTATTATAATATAGATAGTGCTTTGTCATACAATGCCCTATTCACAATGATAATGGGCGGCCGTGGTATCGGTAAAACTTATTCTGCAAAGAAAAGGGCTATCAAGAATTTCTTGACCAAAGGCGAACAGTTCGTGTACCTACGGCGGTATAAGACGGAATTAAAGAAGTCTGTACCAACATTCTTTGCGGATGTCGCTAAAGAGTTTCCAGACCACCAGTTTAAGGCTACGGCAAAAGGGCTTTATATTGACGAACAGCTTGCAGGATTTTGCATGACACTCTCCACACAGATTGTAGAGAAGTCAACAGCTTATCCCGGAGTGACCTTAATCATCTTTGAGGAATTTCTTATTGACCCATCTTCCTCTTATCACTATTTGCAGAATGAGGTTGAAACTTTCCTTGAAGCATACTCTACCGTAGCAAGAGATAGAGATGTAAGAGCTGTCTTTCTTGCTAATAATGTTTCACTTTATAATCCATACTTTCTCTATTTTGGATTGCAGCTTATTGGGGAGCAGACAGTTGCTAAAGCTAAAGGAGGAGATGTTATTCTTCTCAAGGTAAGCAGCGAAGAATTTGCTAACCACATGGCACAAACAAGATTTGGTAAAATCATAGCAGGAACTTCTTACGGTGAATATGCAATAGGGAATGTAGCACTTCGAGATACTAACGAGTTTTTGGAAAGAAAACAAGGCACAGCTTACTATTACTTCGGGTTCTTCTTTAACGGAGAATTTTACGGAGTATGGCGAGATGATAAGGTTGGGCTTATGTATTGTTCAGAGGATTATGACCCATCTTATCCACTAAAATATACATTGAGCATGGCAGACCACTCACCAAATACGCTTATGGTTAAGTCGGTTCGAAACCAACCTGTATGGCGGTTAGCCACTGTCCTTTTTAAGCAAGGAAAAATGAGGTTTGAAACCGGCAAGGCCAAGGCTGCATGGGTGGGAGTCATGAAAATGCTTAATGAAATAAAGGTGTAAGGAGGTAGGTTGTATGGAAGGGCTTAATGAAATTACTTCTCTTATCGGTTCTGTTGGCTTTCCTGTTGTTATTTCCCTTATACTTCTCAAGAACAACAGTAACATGAGTGAAATTATCCGTGAGAATAGTAAAGTTATTCAGGCACTTGCCGACCGAATTGATAATATTCTAAAGAAAGGTGGTGATTAAATGCCGAGACTTACCCCTGAAGAACACGAGGGTTATATGCAGTCCATTATGGGTATGTTTGAAAACCCTGACGATGGTGCGGAGATGATTGGTAGATTGCGTGACGATTACAATTCCAGCATGGAAGTCATTGACACCGTTGCACAGAGTGAGTATGACGAACTTAATGGCAAATACAATGCCCTGCGTGAAAAGTACATTGAACGCTTCTTTGGTGGTAACGCTGATATTGATGCAGCAAAGACTGCACAGCGTAAGGACATTGAAGCAGATGAGAAAGGCGAACTTACCTATGAGGGTGTTGCCGAAAGTTATCTTGGAAAGGATGTGTAATTATGCCTAATGGCGTAGATGTTTTGAATGTTATCCGCAATAACGCTTCTGCTGTCTATCAGGACAGAATTCCCGAAGCTACTGCGGAGAACCTGCACGAAGTTGGTGATGCTATTCTTACCTTTGAAGCGCAGTCCAACGAATTCGTGAACGCTCTTATTAACCGTATCGGTCTTATTATCCTTAATAACCGTATGGCTTCTAACCCTCTCGGTGTCTTGAAGAAAGGCAGACTGGCTGTGGGTGAGACCATTGAGGAAATCTACATTGATGTTATTAAGGCACAGACCTATGACCCTCGTGCTGCACAGGACACCCTGTTTAAGCGGCATCTCCCCGCTGTTTCCTCTGTGTTCCATAGCGTTAACAGTGAGCTGAATTATCCTCTGACCATCTCTAATGAGCAGCTTCGTAAGGCTTTCATGTCCTATGATAGTCTTGACAGATTTATCGCAGGACTGGTTGACAGTATGTATAAGTCTGCCACCCTCGATGAGTTCATTCAGATGAAGCAGCTTATTAGCGAGTGGAACAAGAGTGGCCGTTTCATCATCGAACCGATTACTCCTGTAACCGATGCTGCAACTGCTCGTGAAGCCATGATTAAGATTAAAGCTGTGTCTGACGGTATGACCATCTTTAACAATCAGATGAACTACGCAGGTGTTTGGACTAACACTCCCAAGGATGAGCAGTACCTTATCACCACCCCCGACTTTAACGCTCGGATGGATGTTGATGTACTGGCTGCTGCTTTCCATATGGATAAAGCGGAGTTCGCTGGTCATGTTATCGTGGTGGACAACATTGGTGATTTGGCCGATGCTGGCATCGAAGCTATCCTTGTTGATAGAAACTGGTATCAGGTTTATGATTACCTCCGTACCTTTAAGACTGCTTACAACGGTGAAGGTCTGTACTGGAACTACTTCTACCATGTGTGGATGGTTTACTCCCTCTCTCCGTTTGCTAACGCTGTCGCTTTCGGTACTGCTAAACCTACCGTAACTACCCTTACTGTCACTCCCACCGCAGCCACTGTTAAGGCTGGTGGCAGTGTTCAGATTACCACCGCCGTTACTGGTGCTGGTGACCCCACCTCCAAGTGCACCTTTGCTCTTACTGGCAACACTGACCCCGAGACCGTGGTATCTCCTATGGGTAAAGTTGTCATTGGTACTCATGAGAAAGCTAGCACTACCATTACCGTTACTGCTACTTCCGTTCAGGATAGCAGCAAAACTGCTGATTGCACTATCACCGTTGGTTAATCCTTGGAGGGGTGGGCTAATCCCTGCCCCTCCTATTTCTCTTAAAGGAGGGAATTAAATGGTAACACCTAATACAATAGTTAAACTGTATAGCGGAGTACCTTGTGACCCTACCTATCAGAATGTTTTACAATGGGATAGTGTGGAGGAACAAAATCAGTTCTTTGCAAACATGGTTCCTGTGGCTACTTATACTGATGTTCAGTTCTATCAGCCAACAAGACAGCTTCGAGTTAAACGGCAGATGGAGAATTGCTATAACATTAACTATGTGGCTTATCAAAATCATCGTTACGGTAACAAGTGGTTCTACGCTTTTGTGGATAGCATGGAATATCTGTCTGCGGAAAGCACAGGGTTAAACTTGAGTGAGGACATTTGGGCTACATGGCAGTTTGACCTTACCTTTAACAAGAGTTTTGTTGAGAGGGAGACGGTTAGCGATGATACAATAGGCACAAATACTGTTCCTGAAGATTTGGAACTCGGGCCATATGTGGCAACGAAAACTTCTGCAAGACCTTTTACTGATTTACAGCTATTTGCTCAAGTTACAGAAGTTGTAGAACAAGCTACCGTTCTTTCTCCAATGGCTCCGCAAAAACTGGGTGGGCTTCCGCAAACAGTCTATACATATAACTTTGGATTTCTTTCTACATTGAACTTTAACTCTGTACAAGAATTTATTGACGCATATGCTCAAGCTGGTAAAAGTGACGCTATAATTTCTTTTTATCTGTCGCCACACATTGGTACAATAGGAGCAAATGTTGCTTCTGAAATTCATGCACCTGCTGCAAGAACATTATCCATTGTGCCAAGAAACAACAAGCTGTACACTTATCCCTATTGTGCATTATCTGTCCACACTATAACTAACGCTAATGTACTTCGATATGAATTGTTTTCAAAAGCACCTACCTTAAAAATAGAGCTGGCTTTTGGAGCAAACCCTACGGTTGCAATAACTCCATTAAGTTATGAGGGTATGGAATACAATGTGAAATATCAGGTTTCTGCAAGTGGATTTCCTCTTTTGCCTTGGGTAAGGGATTACTATCAGAACTGGCTTGCACAGAATAAAGCAGCCCAAGTAGTTGGTGTTGTACAGGGTGTAGTTGGCGGTGCTTCGGCTGGTGCTGCTATTGCAGCAAAAACAGGACTAACTGCGACCATTGGCGCTATGGCTGCTGGTCAAACTGCTTTAGCTGGTACTGCTGGTGCTGCTCTTGCCACCGCTGCTTTGCCTGTTGCTGCTGCGGTTGCTATTCCTGTTGCTCTTGCAGTTGGTGCTACATTGAGTAAAATGTATAAGGCACAAGTAATGCCTGACACTTTAAGCGGTAGTGCTGCTGCTGCTGATGTAAATAGTGCTTCGGGTGCAAACGGATTGTACACAGAATGTATGGCTATCCGCCCTGAATATGCGAGAATTATAGATGATTATTTCTCTATGTATGGATATGCTGTGCATAGAGCTAAAGACATTGAACTCCACTCTCGAACTAATTGGAATTACATTAAAACTATTGGTTGTAATGTTATTGGTGATTGCCCTGCTCCTGTACTGGCAACGATTAAAGGCATCTTTGACAATGGCGTAACCCTGTGGCATAACGGTAACTTTAACTATGGCACTCTTGCCAATCCCATTATAAGCTGAAAGGAGGATGTAAATGAGTAAGACTAAACCCTTTATCCCTGTCAAAAATGAAGCGACTAAAGCATTGTTCTCTAACTCTATTCTTGACTGCTTATATCGTGGCCGTTTACATGAACTGGCTATGGCAAGATTTAAGTGGGAGAATTTACCCGAAGAAATTGATGAGCGTTATCTTGAAATGACACTTAACGAATTCGGTATGGCTGCTTTCTTTAAGGATGAGGAAGTTGATAAATTCTGTGTTCAGCCTTGCCAAATAAATGGGCCGTGGGATAATTATGGTAATCCTCTACGAGTTGAAACATGGAACAACTGGAATAGTTACAGGCGTACATTGGATAAGATTGCTCATAACGGTGAGCGGGGGGATGATTTTGTTGTGGTTTATAATAACATGATTAAGTCCCCGACTTTCCCTTGGCTGGACTACTACGCTGAACAGCTTTATGACATTGACCAAAGCCGTAGAGTTAACACCCTTGCGCAGAAAACTCCTGTATTGTTCAGGGGAACACAGAAGCAGCAGCTTACCCTTAAAAACATTTGGCTCAAGTACACAGGTAATGAACCCCTGATTATGATTGACGATAGTGTTGATAAGGACAGCTTCACAGTATTCAAAACTGATGCACCGTTCCTTGGTGAAGAACTTACCCAAATGCGTAGGCATATGATGGGCGAGATTATGATTTACCTCGGGTACGAAACACAGGAAGCAACGCAGAAGCAGGAGCGTGTACTTGCTGGTGAGGTTCGTGCTGCACAGTCGGAGAGTATGTCTTATCGATTTAGCCCTCTCGTTATGCGTAGACAGGCTGCTGAACAGATTAACAAAATGTTTGGGCTTAACATTGAAGTTAACTTCCGTCAGCCCTCGTCCTCCCTGTTTGAGATGGATGACCCGCTTAACCAGTTTATCTTTGACAAGGTTAAACCTACGAATGTTGATGCTATTCCTGAAATAAAGGAGGGTGATACAGATGAGTAAGTACACTACTGAACTACGGTATATCATCGAAAGCGGTTATGAACTTAAAGCTCTGAAAGATTACCCTATCTTTGACGAGAATTACAGGCAGGTATTGAACAAGTATATCCTTAATCACTTTTGGATGAGAGAGATTGGGGCTGAAACTGTGGGAGAATTTGACCTGTTCCTCGGCAATACCCTTAACGAGATTATGCCATACTATAACGGTTTGTTTAAGATGGCTATGTCTGAAATCGACCCTCTTACGAACTATAAATATAAGGAAGTTATGGATAGAGAAGATACAAACAACAGCAACAGCAGCAACACCAATAACGCTAACAGCAAGATTGTTGATAGCACTCCTGCTGATGGCCTTGTTAACATGAACGCCATTGAACAAAATCTCTATGCTTCATCTGCTCAACTGTCCGCTAACGATAATCATAATGTAGGTAATGTATCCTCTAAATCTGAAACAGACTATGTTAAGACTATCAGCGGATATACAGGGGTTAGTGTAGGTAAGCTGTATGACGAATACCGTAGGTATGTGGTCAGCGTTGTGCGCTTACTGATGAACGATAAAGACCTTAATCAATGTTTCATGGGGGTGTATTAAATGATTACTCCGCTTCCGTATTGGAACTTTAACCCTGTGCTTCCTACGGCTTTCGATGATAGCTTGTCCTATCTTGAGATGGTGAGCAAGCTGTATAAGAAACTTGAGGAAGTAATTGCAGAGGTTAATGAAATCGACCAAGAAGCAATCCAGCAAGCTCTTGATGATATGAGAGCCGAGATTGCAAAATTTGAAACACAAATTCAGAAGCAGTATAACGAACTTGATGGTAAGTATCAGGCACTATACGAGGAACTGAATAACTCTATTCTTGAACTGGCTGATACTACTGCTGCAAGCCTTGAAGAACTCGATACGAAAATCTATAATCTTGGCGAAAGCCTTAAAGATATTATGGATTTGAAGATTGAGGAAAACAACGAGTATATCTTCGAGAGTATCGCTTCGGAGATTATCGGCATTAAAGTATTGAATTACTTTACTGGTGAAAAGGTTACGGTTCAGGAGATGTTCGATTACCTTGCACAGCTTCACGCTATGGATGGTATCACCGTTACTGAACTCATTACACGTCAAAAGACCGTTAATGAACTGATTGCTCTCAAGTTCACCTATACGCAGTTGGCTCAAAACGGTAAAAACATTATTGTATAATTAAGGAGGTAATGTCTTATGACTAATACTACTAACTATCAGCTTAAAAAGGTTGAGGGTACTGACCTCTTTAACCCGCTCACGCAGATTAACCCCAACTGGGACGCAATTGACGGAGCCATGAAAGCCAATCAGGGTGCAGGGGTTACCAGTGCTACTCACAACAAGTCTGGCACTCTCCATGCTATTGTTCGTTCCACCGCTGGCGTTCCTGTGCTGCGCTTCACCGCTACTGGTGACTTCCGTACTGGTGATACCTTTACGGTGGATGGACAGAATGTAACTGCAAGACTGCCTGACGGTACTTCGCTCCCTGACTATGCGTTTAGAATTAACTCTAATATCATCGCTATTCAGGCCGGTGGTGTGCTGACCATCGTGACTAACGGTGCAAGCGTTGACCTTGAGGGGTACATGGAAACCTCTGATTATGTGGGTTCGGGTGCTACTGGTAAGGTTCGTGCTGCGGAGGTTGCAGATAGTGCCACTACTGCTACGAGTGCCAACAATGCAAGCAATCTGAATGGTCAGGCTGCAAGTTTCTATGCGAAAGCTGCTGACCTTGCTCCCCTCATTCAGAATATTACGGCAATTCAGGTGGTGAGTACGCTGCCCACTAATCCTGTTGCGACCACTCTGTATTTGGTAACGGAGTCTTAAATAAGATTAAGGGATGGTGGGTGGGAACATGGAGGATAAGTCTATGATTGATAACATACAAAAAGCAATCGATATGTTGAACGATGCAAAGGCTCTTTCTATCCTCGATGATTGTGGGCGTGGGATGGTTAGCCCTGCGGAAGCACATATGTACTTTGCTATCAAGGAAGCTGTTAAGTTGATGGAGATGGAGGTTAAGGTGTAATGGAACGAAAGACGAGAAAGGTTCTGTCTAACCTGCATGACGATATGATTGATGCACTTATGAAGTGCCAAGATTTAGATGAGTTGAAAGCGAAAATGAGAAGTATGCTTATCTCGATTAACATTCTGTTGGTCGAAGATAGAAATAGTAAGCGATAAGGAGGTATCTAAATGAGTATTTCAAAAGGTGGTCAGAGTGTTAAGCCGTATGTTGGGAGTAAGGAGGTTAAGGAAGCGTATGTGGGGAGTCAGCTTGTGTATAGAGCTACACCGCCTTATGTTTTCATCGGCAACGCTAACGATTATATATTGAGCAATTTAGGACAACTTGGAACCGGGTGTGCTGTAACAAAGTACAACAATATTTATAGAGTTGCTCCTAAAGCAGGACAACAGCCCAACCCATCCAATGGATTTATTGTAAAGAAAGGAACTTATACTTTAACGGCGAGTATCGTTGGGGCAGGAAATAGCACAACTACACTTATTGCATATGATAGTTCCAACAACGCTATTGGTAGCCTGCAATTTTACCCTACAACAACAGAAAAAGAAGATACCTACTATCTTCCTGATGGTTATGACCATGTTAACTTTATAGAGCGTGGTGGAACTGCCATCTATTTGAATAAGGTTAAATTTGAACCTGAACAGAATGGATTGCTCACACGCCAAAATCATATTGCTGTTAACCATGTGTGGAGTAAACAGCCCAATCTAACTGGATTTGGCTACTATCAGATGGCAACTTCGTCTAATTTGATATTAACCATTCCAAGCGGATTTAGCTATCTTAACGCTTACTTTGATGGAAACCCTAATTACACAACAATTGAGTTCCTTGATGTAAACGGATTGTCTTTGAGTAAAATAAATTGTGAAGCAGAATGGAGTGGTACTAATCAACGATGGAGTTTACCTGCTGGTACAGCGAAGATAAAGTACTCTAACACAAGTGGTGTTTATGGAGTAAGACTCCCCAGTTTTACATTATCTTAAAATTACTACCCCGCCTAATAAGCGGGGTTTTCTTAACCTTAAACTATAGCAATT